GCCCTCATAGCCGGACAGCTGCTCCCGGATCTGACCGATCAGCACGCCGGAAGTGGTCTCCAGCTTGCTGCGCAGGGCGGCGTCCTCCAGCAGGCAGTCGGCGGCGTCGGTGCCCAGAAGCAGATCGGCGGCAGGCAGCCCGCGGGTGCTGAGCATCTTGCACATGTTCCGCACGTCGCCCCGGATATCTCCGCTGTTGCCGTCCCAGCGGTCGGCGGAGGCCACGGTATAGGTGTGCTCGGAAGTGCTGTCGAAGAACTGGACATACTCCGTCTCGCCCTGGGTGTCGGCGTCAACATAGGTCTGCATGGTGCAGGCGTTGTTGATCATGACCTGGGCGGCCATCCACTCTTCCCGGGCGGAGATCCGGCGGTCCATGTCCCGCATGTCCTCCAGCAGCAGCCGGGCGGCCCGCTCGGCGGGGGTGGACACGGCATAGATGGCTTCGCCGAAGCCCCTCTGTGCCAGATCGTCCATGGTCAGCAGACGGGAGGGGGCGATATAGGCCGGCTGATACTCATGCACGGCGTAGCCCCGTCTGTCCAGAGGGATGTCCCCGGCCCGGCGGGAAACGAAAGCGGCCAGCTTCCTGTCGCCTCTGCGGTATTCGGTGAGGACCTTATCGGAGGCAAAAATGTCTCCTGCCCCCGTGGGGAAATAGCGGTCCTTGATGAAGGAAGGCGCAGGCACGACCTCCTCCGCGATCGCCATAAGAGTATAGGTCTCGAAGAAATTCATGGATCATTCCTCCTCAGTTGGCGGCGGACGCAGCCTTGAAATAGATGCCGAGTCCGCGCAGCGTGTCCTTGTCAGCGTCGCTGAAGGTATAGCCCTCAGCCACGGTGCACTTGTCAGGGTCAAAGCAGCCGGCGGTATAGACCGGAACAGTCTCATCGGCTGCGGTGCCCACCTCGATGTCATCGCACAGGATGCAGTAGGGGGTCAGGGTCTCGTTGGAACCGGCGGTGGTGCCCAGGATCACAAGTTTGCCGTCTCCGGCGGTGCCGGAGCTCTTGGCCAGGATGGTCCCCCGGACCAGGGTGGCGGCAGTGCCCAGCTTGCGGATGGTGCCGCCCTGGACCACAGGCTTGGGAGCGACGTCGGTGATCAGGCCGTCAAACTCCATCTCGCCGACCTTGGAATACAGATTCTTCATGGGTCAGTTTTCCTCCTTTCTGCCGAGCAGGCTCTTCACGGCAGCTCTTGCCTCCTGCATCTTCTGCTCGGGGTCGCTGATTTCCGGTGCTTCCTGCGGAGCAGGCGCGGCGCCGACCTTGTCCGTCCCGGACTCTTCGGCGTCCTCTTTCGCGTCCGCCAGGAACTTGCTGCCTGCCTTAGCGGCCATCTGCGCCGCTTTCAGGGCCAGCTCTGCGGCGGTGCAGGGCGTCTGACCGTACTTGGCCTCCTGCACCAGGGCCGGGTCAAAGAGACCGGCCACTTCGTCAATAGCCGCCAGACGGTCCCGCTCCGCCTGGACGGCAGCGTTCACCGCCTCGGTGTGGTCCGCGGAAGCCAGGGCCTCGGCCTCCACCTGGGCGACCTGTTCCGGGTACTGTGCCCGGAGCTCGTCGATGGACATAGAAATGTCCTCCTTTCCGCCGGGATCCTCCGGCTGTTTAGTGATTGTCTCCACCGGGGCGATCGCCTCGGAATCGACCGTAGGAATATTGTCGGGCGCGAACTGCCCGGGGGCCAGGTGCATCTGACGGCCCCGGACGTAGAGGCTTCTCCCGTCCGCGCTGGCCGCGACGCCCACGGGCTCCGCGTCCTCGATGAGCTCGTCCACGAAGCCCTTCTCCATGGCCTCTCTGCCCGTCATGTAGGTGGTCTCGCCCATCATGTGCAGGAGCCTGGTCTCGCTCATGCCCGTCTTCCTCTGATAGATGGACACCTGGGCCTTGTCCCACGCGTCCATGCTCTCCGCCTGCTCCCGCAGCTCGTCGGCGTTGTACCCGCCCCAGAGGAAGGACCAGCACTTGTGGATCATGATGAGGCTGGAGGGGTTTGCTTTGACCGTGTCGCAGGCGCACATGATGAGGCTGCCGCCGCTCATGGCCACGCCGTCCACGATGCAGGTCAGCTCGGTGCCGTTCCTGGCCATCTCTCTGAGCCGGTTGTGGATGGTGTTGGCCACCATCGCATCGCCGCCGTAACTGTTCATCCGGATGGTGAGGTCCTTGCAGCCCTCGACGGATTTCAGATCCTCCAGAAATTCGGACAGGGTGATGAACTGCCCCTCGATGGGGTCTCCCCACCAGTCCACAGGCTGGCTCTCATAGATATCCCCGTACATGGTCAGCTCGGCGGAGCTGCCGTCCACACTGGCCAGGGCGTACACAGGCTTTTCGATATGGACCTTCGGTTTCATTGCGGATTCCTCCTTTTCCTATTCCTCGGCGGGGCTGGTGTCTCCCTCTTCTCCCTCGGCGTTGAGGTTGGCGGCCCCGGCCCCGGCGGGGTCGACGCCGGCTGCCCGGAGCATCTCCATCTCCCGGGCCAGCTCCTCCATGTTCTCCTCCCAGTCGCCGCCGCCTCTCTCTCTGGTCACCTGTTCGTGGGTCTTGATGCCCCGGTCGATGAGCAGGATGTCGGCCTTGGCCTCCTTCAGCGGGTCCAGAGATCCCTGGACCGGTCCGATCCACCGGGCGCCGCTCCACGCCGCGCGGAGGAGCGGGTCGTCAAAAAAGCCCGGAGCCCTGATGCGGCCCAGGGCGACCGCCTCCGCCAGCCAGGTCTGATAGACCGGCTGACAGAAATCGTCCACGAACCAGCTCCGGCGCATCTTCACGCCCTCCCAGGCCTCCAGCAGAGCCCCCCGGGAGGCGGAATAGGAGCTGTTGAACTCCTTGAGGAGCACGTCATAGGGCAGCTCCAGGGCCGCCCCCATCTGCCGGCAGATGGATTTCGTAAAAGCGTCGAAGCCGGCTGTGGGGATATTGGGATTGCCGAAGGTGATCTTCTCGCCCTCGGCCAGGTGGTTCACCGTTCCCGGCCCCATCTCGTACTCGTTCTCGCTCCTGGAAACCTGGTCGTCCTCCTCCGTGCCGGTGCCGTCAATGTCCCCGGAGCCGACCTCGTTGAAGGGGATCTCCAGGGGGCTGGTCTCCGTTTCGATCCAGGCGGTAAAGAAGCTCTGGATCAGAGCGGCCATCAGCTCGGACTCCGTATACCGCCGCAGCTGCAGCAGGGGCTCGATGATCTGGGCCAGATAGCAGACGCCCCGGTACTGGTCCGGCCGTTCCGCGTCCATGATCTGCAGGATGTTGGGGATGCCCGTCCTGGCTCCCACCGCCAGCACCCGGCTCCACTCCAGCTCTGCCGGCTCTGCCCGGTACTCGAAGGGATAGCGGTTGCTGATGTGATAGGCGACGATCCGGCCCCGGTCGTCGACTTCCACGCCGTCATAGATGGTGTTCCCCGCTCCCGGGTCCCCGGGCGGGACCTTCCCCTCCACGACGCCCGCCTCCATGAAGCCGCCGTTGTAGGCCGAAGGCGTGCTCACCCGGTCCGCCTCTACGACATGCAGGCGCAGGGTGTACGGATTCAGCGGCTCAGGCTTATAACGCTTGAGCAGGACGAAAACGTCCCCGCTCACCAGCCAGGACTTCAGGACCAGCTGTTGGATGGCGGTGAAGCTGTTCAGCCCCAGGGCGTCGCAGTTCTCCCGCTTTCCCGCCCAGAGGGCAAATTCCGCCTCCGTCCTCCGCTGCCATTCCTTGGCCGCCTCCGGGGTCAGACCCAGCACGTCCCGGTCGACGGTGGCTTTCAGGGTGAGCCCCGTCCCCACCACCTTCGTCCGGTTGGTGTTGATGGCGCTGGTGGCCACCGGGGAGGACATATAAAGAAGCCGGGCCCGCTGCCGCAGGGTCCGGTTGTTTCGGTTGATATCCTCATTGGGGGAGCCGCTGTTTGGAATGAAGGATTTCAGCGCCCGACGGGTCGTGCTGGCCCCGGCCTCGCTGTATCCCTTGACCATCGGTGCGGTCCCTGTCTTTCTTGCTTTCATCGTCCACCTCACCAGTCTCTCGGGATGATGCCGAAGGCCTTCCGGGGGCGCTTGCCCTCCAGGGCGGCGGTCAGCTCGTCGATCTTCTGCTCGATCTGCTCCATCTCCTTCAGGAGATTGGGCGCGTCGAACTTGGTCACCGACCGGTCCTCGATGGTGTAGCTCTTGACGCCGCCCTCCACCAGGGCCAGATAAGCCGTCTGGAGCTTCTCATACATGCCCTCCCAGTAGGTCAGGCGCTCTCTGATGATCGTTTTATCTGCCATAGATATCACCACGCATCGTAAAACTTTTCCGCTCCGCCGCGCCTTTTGGCAGCGGGCTTTTTGGATTTCGGCTTCGGCGCGGACGGTGCCGCCTGCCCCCGGGCCTCCTTCAGCCGCCGGTCGATCTCATCCAGGTTCACCGGCAGGGCCTTGAAGGCCGCCAGGGCGTAGTTGCGGCAGTCCAGCGCCTCGTTGCGCTCATGGCCGGGGATCTTCACCCACTGCCAGGGCTGTTTCTTCTTCTCGTCGTAGACCAGGGTCTCGGACAGCAGGCCCTTGAAATACCCCGCGCCGTAGTCGTCCCGGCGGGGGAAGTGGCAGTATTTCGAGCCCGGCGTCTGAACCTTCAGGTTGTCCATGATGATCTCCTTGCCGGCGTCAACGCCGATCTGGTACTGCCAGCAGGTGCCCACCATGACGTTCCGCACCATGATCTTCATCTTCTTCGGCGGTCCGGTATAGGGCTTGTCCCGCCCGGCCATGCCCTTGACGGCAAACAGCCGCTTGCCTTGCCGGGCCGCGCACTGCTGCCGGACGTCCATGGTGAAATGACCGCCCTCATCGTGAAAGGCCATGGATATCCGCAGGCCCAGCCCGTCCCGGAACCGGTACACATGGTCCAGGACATCGTCCAGCTGACGCCAGGTCTCCCCGTCGTCCGGCCGGCCCATGATGATGCCCTTGCGGATGCCCCAGGTCTCCCCGAAGTGTCCGTGTCCGAGGACCTCATACTCCAGCCGGTCGTCCTGGGTGTCGATGCCGCAGGTGAGCACCAGTACGCCATCCGGCACCTCTACCTCGGACCCGTCCTCCCGCTGGCCGTAATCCTCCCGGCGGGCCATCAGGCTATCCTCGTCCTCCAGGTCGCCCCGGTCCTCCCAGAGCTCCCCGAAGCAGGTGTTGTAGACCACCTGCATCTTCCGGGCGCTGCCCACCGCCTGCAGGAATTTCAGCACGATGCTCTCCCAGCTGGCCCACTGGCTGACGAAGGCGTTGAGCCAGAAGGACCGGGTGCCCTGCTCGTAGGCGGCGGGATTTTCTGCCTCCCACCGCGCTGGCGCCCGCTTCATGGTCAGTTCGTCGGACACCGCCCCGCAGCCGGGGCAGATATAGAATATCGTCTTGACCGTAAAGGTCTTCTGCCCGGCAACGACGCTTTCCTCGTGTTCAAAGCGGATGTCGGACCACTGGATCTCATGGTAGCCGCCGCAGTGGGGGCACCGGGACTTCCACCGCTCCATGGTCCCCTTGGCATAGGCCGCCTCGATGGCGGAGGCGTTCTTGATGGTAGGCGTTGATACTTCAAAAGCCATCCGGTTATAGAACGTCGTCTGTCTGGCCATGGCCAGGTCCCAGGGGTCGCCCTCGTTGCCGGCGGACGTGGCCCACCGGTCCCGTTCGTCCCCGAACACGTACCGGATGGGCTTCGATGCCAGGGCGTGGGCCTCCGTGGAGCCGCACATGGTCAGGATGCCGCCGGGATAGGTCTTCTGCAGGATGGTGTTCCCGCTGTCCCGGCTCTTGGGGTCCGACACCTTCTTTTTCAGCGTGGGGCAGTCCCGGATCATGGGCGCGATCCGGAGTTTGGAATACTCCTTCGCGTCGATGGTCGTCGGATGCACGAACAATATGGAACCGGGATCCTCGTCGATGATGTACCCGATGCAGTTGTTCAGCACCTCGGACTTGCCCACCTGAGAGGCGGCGACCATCACCGTGTGCTGTACCTTCGGATCTGTGAAGCTGTCCATCACCTCCCGCAGGTACGGGGTCCGGTCGGTCCTCCAGGGCCCCGGCTCGGCGGAGCTCTCCGAGGACAGCCGCCGCCGCTGTTCCGCCCATTCGGTCACGGTCAGGTCGTCCGGCGGCATCATCCCCGGCAGGAGCTTTCCCAGCAGACGGTTGAGCTTATCCTCGCCGCTCTTATTCGTCATCGTCGTCACGCTCCGACCAGTCCAGCCGCTCCCG